GAAGTTTGATGCCATAAAATTTTCCTTTTTTTAAATTATAAATCTTTATGCAGCTAAGTCAACCTCAGTCCAAGTTACAGGGGTTCCAACGTCAACCTCAGCCCATGCAATTATATTAGGGGACGCAACAGCACTTGTCAACCCTATGCCAGTTGGTTGAACTAATGCGTCACCATTTACTTCAGGTATTTGACCTGCACTTGCTGTTACTTGTGAGCCAGTAGCATCATAAGCAAATTTTATATCTGTTTGACCAGCACTCGAAGTTAAGAAAATAGCCGTAGCATTTACGTTTGCATTTCCTGAAGTATCTTCGTTACCAATATTTGCAGTTAATTGAATACCTGTTACAGGAACTTCTTGAAGAGTTCCTCCGACAGCATCTCCTATCGCTGTTGCGGCTGATGCTCCTGAAGGCTCTACTAGAGCATGTCCAGTTATTGATGCATCTCCAACACTTCCTTGAATTAAGAAACTATGTGCTATTTCATTATCTGAGTTTGCAGAAGTCCCAACTGGTGTGATAGATGTTTGTAATTGTATGCCTGAAACTTCAGCAGTAAAATCTGTAAATGCATCTTCATTACCAATCGAAGATGTTAGTGCAATACCATTTACTCCACCACCAATGACAGAATAATTTACGCCCCATCCTAAGTTTCCATAAGTATCTCTACCCCAACCTTCTCCAATTAAGAAAGTAGGATCAACTTCTGATTGACCAGCTGATGAAGTAGCTACTAAACTTGTGGCATCAATTATTGCATTTCCAATGGTATCTTCGTTTCCGATACTTGAAGTTAATAATTGACTAGCTGGTGTTACATCTGCATCAACTCTTAAAGCACTTGATCCGATGGCAGAAGACGCAGATACAGAACCTGTTTCAACTGTTACATCTATAACATTTGTTATAGACCCAAGTGATGTATTTGCTTGTGATCCAGTTGCAAGAAGAGTACCTGTAAGTCCCCAAGAAAATTCTCCCCAATGTTTTAAACCCCAACCATTATTTAAAACTTCTGCTTCTTCATTTCCAATCGCAGAAGTTAATGACATTCCTGTTACTTCTACAATTGTTTTTGTTTCTATCTCTTCATTTCCAATTGCAAAAGTTGCAGATACAGAATCTGCTGTGAAAGTTGTATCGTTAAGATCGCCCCAGTTTGATCCTGAGTTCCAAACATGGCCACCCCAACCAATATTATTAAAAGCTAAAACTTGACCAACAGCAAATGTTGTTGAATCTATTTGTGAGAATTGGCCTTCGCCCCAATTGGCTCCGCCCCAAACCGAAAGACCTGGCGACTGTACTTCTACTGTTATGTTAGCCACCAGGCCCTCCTTTTGTTATTAAGCTATTCTGATTATAGCTTGAGTATCGTTAGCATTAGGGAACTGAATAGTAAAAGTTCCTGCTGTTGCTGTTTTATCTCCTCCAAAGTCTAATACTGCTACCGCTTTGTTTGAGTTAGATGTGTTATATATTAAAGCACCTCTTGCAGTAAGAGTAACTCCTGTGAACGATAAATCATTAAAGTCTACAAAAGCTGTATTGTTTTGTAATGAAACTAAAGCGTTAACTAAAGCTCCGCCACCTTGAGTATATTGACCTGAATTAGAAACTTGTCCACCTGTTGAGTCTCCTGGATAAGTTGTTGTGTCATTACCGATAGTTGCAGAGTTTGTGTATAAAGCTAGTTTAAATACATCACCTGATGTAGGTGTAAAGTCATGAACTGCTTCAAGAATTTCTTCTTTGAAACTGTTGCATATTGCATTTGCTGTTATTGCCATATTTTCCTCCTATTAAATATTATGGCGATGGTGAAGATACCTTAATTCTTGGAACTCCATCATCGTATTCTCCTCGTCTTCTTCTACCCATTTGTTGTAGAGCAAAAGCTTCAATACTTGTATCATACTTGCTTTTATAGAGGTTGTACATATCTACTGGGCCTTTTAGATAAGAAAAAGCTTGTTCTAAAACACCATATAAAAGTAAACCGTCTTGATAAGATGATAAAAAGGTAGTTGAAGTCGATGTAAAGTGAGGAGGGTCTTTTATGTAATTTAACTGTACCTGATAAGTGCTATTTGGTGTTGGGGCTACTAAAAAATTATTTTCGTCCCAGTTAGCGTAATATTGAGGTAAACCAGTTGCTCCTGTATTGTTAAATTCTGATATAAAACTTGTATCTCTTTTCTCTAAAAAATGTCTATTTCCTGACCCATCAAAAACTTGTATTGATCTTATAATTAGTTCATCACTAGGTCTACTTACATATCTTTGTCCACTAACAAAATTAGCTGTTGCATATTTTCTTAAGTCATCATAATCAACTTTACCAGCTACATCTAATTCTGTTTGTCTAATGAACTGATCAATTAAAGTGTCAGATAAAACATTTGAATCTACTTCAGTGTAGTTTCTTACTTGAGTTAAAAAATCTGTATACGATATAGCCATTATGTTATTCCTATTGTTACTTGCCCTACACTTGTGATGGCTTGTCTTAATCTATTTTGTAAAGAACCATCATCGGGCTGCATACCATTTGAATTAAATGCAAAGTCTCCAGGTAAAGTTAAATCAACAGTCGCTCTACCTCCTCCACCTGATTCTAAAGTAAAAGTTTGTGGTCTTGCATTTCTTAAACCTTGTGCGTCAGCACCTGGGTTTCTTGGATTAAGTTGAGGATGTTTAGGTTCAAATTCAGATATGTGTACAAAAGCTCCTGTCCATTCTTTGACCATTTCTTTATAAGGAAATGCTTGACCTGAACGATCAGAAATAGCTAATGCATATCTACCTGTTGCTTGTCTTCCCATTATACACCATCTCCATAAAATGTTTGCGGTGAAATATATACTGATGTTCTTTGACCATCTTCATTCAACGCTCTTTGTAATTCATCTTCGTAAACTAATCTCAAACTTTGCGTTGCTTGTGGATTAGATAAAAAAGAAAGATAATAAGATAAACCTGAAACCATACAAGGTATAAATCTGTAAGCTACATCAGTTGTATTTGTGTATGCACCAGCATCCATAATTCTATTTATAGTGTAGTATTTTAAATGCGTGTAGGTACTAGCATCAGGTGCAACATATAAATTAATTACTGGTATTGTTTGTCTATCAACAAAATATTGTGAAGGCTGACCTTGTGAGCCTTTGTTAGGTAAAGCAGCGTAAGCTGATCTATCAATTTTTGTTAAAGATATATCATTAGTTGATGCAGTTTGTCCTGATGTCGTTGAAATGTAAGCTTCTAAAACATCTGACACGTCAGCAGGAACTGCGTAATTAATTGTACCAGCAGTCAATGCTTGTGTCTGAAGTTCAACTTTCCAAAGATGAACGCCACGATTACCCCATTCTGAAAATAAAATATTTAAATTTCGTCTTGCTCTTTTTAAGTCATAACCAGTGTTAGTTCTTACACCACACCTATTATAAGCCTCTTGAATAACTTCATCTACATTTAAATCAAAATCTGTTGTGTTAGAAGTAGCCATTATAATAATCCTTTGTAATATTTTTGAGTGAAACCACCTTTAGATTTGCCAGTTACTTTTACACAAACCCCATTCTGATTTACATAACCAACTGGACATACAATTTGATTGTTACCGCCAATATTAGGTGGTGGTTTATTTCTACCAATAATACCTGCATCTTTTAAATACTGTTCATCAGGTGAACCTATTTTTGTGTTTAAAGGTCTGCCTGTTTGTCTATAAAAGTCTCTTGTTGCAGGTAATGTTTTTTTTCTACTTAGTAAACGTTCTCCTTTAGCTTCTTTTGCTCTTCTTACATTTTCTAAACCCATAAGGGCTGCTGTTGTAATTCCAAAAGGAGTTATCGGTATAGGTCTAAAAGTTTTACCACCCTCTAAATTTTGTTTTACGTTATTATTTACGTTTGCTTGTAAATTAGTTTTAGTTTGAGTTTGAGTTTTAGTTTTTGTAGGGCCTTTATTACCTGAAAAGGGGTGATTATTTGATGGGCCTGATCTTACTCCACCAGTAACTGATGTTCCTGGAGACATAGGAGATTTACCAGCTCTTGCATCAGCTTGTGCTCCTTTGAAGAATTTTTTGACCTTTATTTTTTTTCTCATGCATATTCCAAATTACATCAAATCTTTATAGTAATCCATTGTTTTACCTGGAACTAAGTTTTCGTCTTGTAAACCACTTCCACTTTGTCTAGCGGCTCCATAACCTCTTTTCATTTCACCGCCATCTTTCATTCCAAATTTCTTTTTCTGTGCCTCAACTGACATTAAAGCTCCAACCATAGCTTTTTTAGGTTTCATTTTACCTTTCATTTGAGCACCTGCTATTCTATCTGCTTGTGTAGGATTTGGGTTTTTATCAATACCTGCTTTTACTGATAGCATACCAAAACCACCTTTAGCTCTTCTAGCTATTCCTCTTCTACCCATTTCTCTTTTAGAACTCATAGAAGCACCAATGCTAGATTCAACTTTTCTTATGTCTCGTTTATTATCTTCTTTTTTTGCCATTCCTCTAGTTGATGCTGGGCCTCCTTGTGCTTTTTTTGCAAGAGGTGTCATCTCTTTTCTTTTCTTTAATCTATCTCTTAAATTTTCTCCAGCAGTTTTGCCAATTCTTTTTCCCATAACATCTTTTATTTTTTGAACTGCGTCTCTTAATTTACCTGGTGTACCACTATCGTATCCACCGCCTTTTTTATATTTTAACATGCCTCCTCCAGCTTTTTTATTTTTTCTTTTAATTAATTCTTTTATACCAGGGTAGTCTTTTGCTTTTCCTTTATAAAAAACACCTCTTGGCATCAATTGTATTACTTTAGGTTTTTTTGGTTTGTTGCTCATTCCACCTCCCGCTTTTTGTTGTGGTCTAGGTTTAGGTTTAATCGGTTTTGGTTTTAAAGGTTTTCCACCTTTACCTGTGGGTTTAACAACAACCATATTAAACGTATATTTTTTACTCATAGGTCTATCATACCCCCATAGTATTTCTTTGTAAACGTACTGACATTAGTAGGTTTTCCTCCTGGATTTCCTGCTGCTCTTTTTCGTCTGACAGCACTTGCCTTTTGCCCACTTGTCATACGTGTGGCTTTTGCAAGTGGGACACACTTGGGGTATTTCCTTGAAGAGCCACTCGCAGTAGACCTTCCACAAGGTTGAAATTTTCCATTTTTTCGCTTGGCTCCAATATCTACCCATTTTTCTGAAAACCATTTTTTTAACCCCTTTTTAGCCATTAGATTAAATCTTTATAATATGCCTCGTATGACTTATTAGAAACTGGTTCCCCAGCTAAATCTGATTTGATATATGAACCTTGATACTGTTCTCTTGCCATACCACCTTGATTAAAATCTTTAGTTTTTCTTTTTCTAATTTTTTGTCTCATTTGTTTTAATTCTTCAGGTTTTGGTCTTAAAGGCTCTCTCTTAAAACCAGGTTTCTTATCCATGGGTCTAAAAGGCATTCGCTCAATTCTAGGCATTTCATCTTCTCCAGGTCTATAAGGTAACGGTCTCATTCTAACAGGTTTATTAGGATCGAAAGGCAAAGGTTTCATTCTACGTTCATCTCCAGGTCTAGAAGGCATAGGTCTCATGCCTTTTGGTCTTGGTCTTCGTCTTTTTTGATCTTCATATTTTTGTAAACGACCCATTCCTGAACCTGCTCCTGCCATACCACCTTCAGCTTTTTTAATTGAGTCTAAAGTTTTAGCTTGTTGTTTATGTAGACCTGATGCTTTATGTAAAGCTTTAGCTACTTTTTTAATTTTTATTTGACCACCTTCTTTTTTCTTTTTAGGGCCCCAATCTTTTCTTTTTAACCCTGAAGGGTCTTTTGCTTTACCTGCACAAATTTTAGAAGCATAGGCGTTAGCATATGCTGACGGATATACTTTAAATTTTCGCTTCGCTGCCGCTTTACCTCTTGGGCATAACTTTGTCATATAAACTCCTTTTTTGTGGCCACAATGTAAGTTTCTAACTTATCCTTTTTTGCGGTTGTACAACTTTTTAGATTGTATCACTTTTTGTTTATACTTTGAAGACCCTAAGCTTTTAGCCATGGGATTCTTTCTAGCCCCACGTAATTTACCGTCCACTTGTTGTCTCATTTGTGATCTTGATATAGCCATAGTTAATTATATTACGTATTTCTTATGTTTTCAATCCATCTTTTATGAGAAATATAATTACGCTTCTCATCTAAATAATTATTGACCATATTCTCAGTTGTTTTTGTTAAAATTTTTAAAGCATTTCTATCAAATTTTAATAGGAGTTTTTTAATTTCATCAGAATTCCAAAAATCCATACCGTATAAAACTTGTGTATAATTTTCAGTGTAAAATAAACTATAAGAACATCCTAAAAAATCTTCACCAATCGGAGGTCTTGTTTTCCAAATTTTTAACTTATCTTGTAGCTCATCAGGTAAAGTAACATCTTTTTCATTTAGGTAATGTATTAAAACAAATTCTTTAAGATTATTCATAACAATAGACATTTTATCATTATACCTTTTTCTAGAAGCAGGACTTGGATCAATAAAATATTGATTGAATAAAAAGATTTGTTGTATTGTGGTTCCGATAGAAGTAGCCTCTAAAGGTTCAATGAAACTAGCACATAAACCAACTGCTAAACAATTTTGTATCCACATTTTTTCTAATGCACCAGGATCAAATTTTACATGCTTTCCTATTTCTATTTCATGTCCTAGTATCTCCTCAGATTCTTTTTTTGCTTGATCAGCATTTTTTAAATTGTTATTATAAACATGCCCATTACCCCATCTTCCATATGTAGGTATTCTCCATGTCCAACCATTATTAGTTTTTCTTGATTCTGTATAAGGGGTGTATTCATTTGTATCCTGAGTTGGAAAAGCTATTGCTTCGTTCATAGGAAACTGTTTTGAATAAGATTTCCATTTACCTCCAACACTAGAAATTAACAATCTTTTAAATCCTGTACAATCAATATAAAAATCTGCTGTATAATCTTTTTCCCCTATCAGTTTGTCTATTCTTCCTAAATCATTTAATCTAACAGTTTTAATAGTGTCGTTTGTAATTTTAATTCCACGTTGTTCGCATTTTTTTAGTAAGTATTTATTTAATTTAAAAGTATTAAAATGATATTGTTTTGAAGGTGATTTATTTAAATCATTTTTAACTAAATTTTCAATCGCTAAATAATCAGCGGTTTTAATTTGATCAACTTTATTTGCAAGTAAACAAAGATAAGAAAAATTTAATTGACCTAATTTAATATCTGAAAACCCTCTTTGAATGCTGTGATAATAATTATGTTTGCTCCATCCACCTGTAAAGTAAATTCCTAATTTTACAGTAGCGTCTGTTTCTTTAATTAATTCTTTCCAATCTATTTCACAATAATCTAAAAAATCCTGCCATTGTTCTGTTGATCCTTCACCTACTCCTATGATACCAATCTCTTCTGATTTTATAATTTCTATATCTACGTTATAAGTTTTTTTCAAAATTAAAGCTGAAAGTAAACCTGCTGTTCCTCCACCTACAACTATTATCTTATTGACAGATGTATCCATTATCATCGTTGACCTTTTCTATTAAAGTTTTCTTTTCATCTATATCAGTTATTAACAAATTTCCTGCATAGGTTTCAATATTTGAAGATTTTTTTACCATATGTTCTAAATAACTTGGGAAAATTACTATTTGTCCTGGCCTAAATTCAGATTGATAAGTTTGTTCAAAAAAATTTTCACCATAAAAACATTCTATTAAATGTTTATGTGGAGCAAAGAATACAGTTCTAGATGCTCCTTTGATATATATAATAAAACTAAAATGAGAGTCTGTATGTATATGGTTTTCTTGAAAATCCTCTGTAATATATTTATTCTTCCATATGTTGCATAATTTAATTTTTGAAGATGCAGGTAATAAAGGCATAATTGTTTTTGCTATAACTGTCATTAAATAATGATAAGATTCTTTAGATAATTTATTTTTTTGTCCATGAGAAGTATTAGTATTAGAATACCATTTATTTTCTGCTGTTTCAGCTTGTAAGTCAATTTTTTCCAAATCTATATTTGTCATAAAGATAGGAGTTGAAAATATATTAAATTTCATTTTTAATTATTAGTTTCTTTTTTTCAGGAAGGTAAGAATATACAAGATTTGTTTCTAACATCATACTCTTCAAATCTTCTAAATTTTCTACAATTGGTGATCCTGGTTTATTTAGTGATGTATTAAGTAAAAAAGGTATTTGGTAAATATCATTAAAAGCTTTTAACAAATCATGATAATTAGTATTTTTTTCACGTATTAGTTCCTGGACTCTTGAGGTTCCTTGAGGACATAACACATTAGACAAATGTTCTTTTTTTGATTCTTGAGCTCTAAATACATTCATCATAAATTCAGCACTTCTATTCGAATCTCGAATAAAATATTTTTCAAAATATTCACTCATAATAGTACATGCAAAAGGTCTGTACCATTCCCTTTTTTTAATAGTGTTTATTTTATCTATGCATCTTAAATTAGTTGCATTCATCAAAAGACTTCTATTACCTAAAGCTCTTTGTCCTTGTTCTGACCTGCCCTGAAATATTGCAACAGGGTCTTCAAATAAAATTTTTGCTACTTCTCCAGGAGAAACATCTATTATTCTAAATTTGTTATTAAATATTTCTAAATTATATTCAGGCTTGAATCCTAAATAACAATGATTTGGTCTTTGTATTGTATTAAAATTATAATGATTTAAATGACCTAAAGATATACCTTGATCATTACATATGGGATCATGAAAAATATCAAAATCAAAAGATAAAGATAAATCAGTATTTATCAGAATATTTTGTGTTACACCTCCAGTTATAGTAATGGGTTTGGATATACTTAATTTTTTGAAATAATTTCTTGCAATAAATTCACATGCCTTTTGAAATGTAAATGAAAAATTCATAGCATCATTATTACCTTTCTCTGTATTGAAATTTTTATATGCAGTTACTTTTTTATTTAGAGAATAATTTGGAAAAGGAGCTATTATATTTCTGTTAAAAGTATGATTACTAGATATTATATCACTAATATATTTTTCATCATATTTACCAAAAGATGAAAAAGCCATAGCTTTACCTTCAGAAAAATTATCATATTCGAAAAGACCTAACTCTCTTGTTAAGAAAGTGTAGGCTTCTCCTATACCAAGATTGTTAGGAGAGGTATGTAAAAAGTCTTTTTGATAATTAAAAGGATCAGGATTGTATAAATATTTACGAATTTGTTTTAAATCATTTCTATAAAAAGAAACTTGTTCAACTCCTTTGATATTTTGTTCTAAGCTTACCTCTGCTCCGTTACCATCCCAAACTAAATAATCCGTATTGTTATTAAAAGATTTTGCACAGGCTGCATGAAATAAGTGATGGTTTTTAGATATTAAAATTTTTGCTTTTGGATGTAAGCATTCTCTAAAAAATTTCAAACCGCTTCCTTTGTTAAATAAAAAACTTCGCCAAAGGTCAGTTAAATTATCTGACATTTCTGCAAATAAAACTACATCAAATACAATTCCTAGTTCTGCAATTTTTTTAATAATTTCATAATTAGGTAGAGGGCTATGTTTAAATTTATTAAATCTACTTATTTCACAATGTACAATTAATTCATTATCTTTTGAAACAGAAATAGCTCCATCATGTGAAGTATATATCGAGAGAACATTCATTAATAATATTTTAAAATTAAATCTATGGCTTCTTTGTGCCCTATCTTTGGACTTTTATCATTAAAAGCTATAAATTCCTCTGTATCTTTTACCACTTTATTTTTTAAATTAACAGGTAAATTTTCAAATACGTTTTTAATTAAATCAACATTAAAATAATTTAATCCATATAATACTTCAATATAATTACCCGATTCAAATAAACCATAAGGCACATTTACATCCTCATCTTTTGGTAAATTATTTTTCCACTTACGTAGTTTGTCATTAAGTTCAGAAGATATCTCTCCATTTAGT